GCAATCGCTTTTCCGTGAAAATCAATTGCTCCTTGTGACTTGGCAAATAAAGCAACACTGTAATTTGTATATGAGTCTTCCTTGCCTTGAGTGCCTTTGTTGAACTCTGCAAGCTCAAAACAAAACATTGTGTAATTGCCGTTGTTGTTTTGCCCTGCCTGAATGTGTGGGGCTTTTCTGATTAATCCTGATACTGTATGTGACATGTTATTTTCTCTCTTTAGTTAAAATATTAATTAATTCATTCATCTTTTCAACGAATGCGTACACTTTTGTTTTCATTTCTTCGATGTATTCTTCGTCTCTGTAAACCCTTTGTTGTAAATATCCTGCTGAACATTCAAGGCGAGGATCGAAGCTTAAGAAGTCGCACCATTCGCGCTCAGTAACCCATAGTTGCATTTGTATTTGTGCTTTATAGTCTGCGCTGTAATCGTCAGATAATGCGCGTTTAAGCTGTGTTGTGGTGTTCGGGCATTTAATCTCTAATAACCCTTTGTCACCGACAAGCCCGTCAGGAGAAATACCAACTTGCTCATTGTGCTCAACAAATGCTACCTCTTTAACATCTACAAAATCATTGTTTACTGCGTACATTGCTCGAGCTTGTGGCTCTGTTTCCGTACCCCATCGCATTGCGTCATTTTCGAAAAACGGCTTGCTGTTTCCAGTCAGAATTTCCGCTATCAATTCCATCATGTAACTTTCTGCGGTTTTGCTTGGAGAAGTTCCACGTCCTTTTGTGAGCACGTCTTTTACGCGTGAGGCCGTGATTTTTCCGAGCCTTATTTTATGCCAAGCGTCTGACCCTTGTTCACAGGTTTCTATAATATTCATTATCTCTTTTTCCTCAATAACAATACTGCCGCTGATGCTTGATCTTCTGTTACGTCTTCGAACTTATCTACCTTTAACCATGGTAAGTATTGAGCAGGGTCTTTATCAATTAATAAATTCTGCAATTCTCTTATTGGATTTTCAACAAATGGAGTTACATCTTTTTCAGCAACGATACCTTCGCCGTTATCATTTAACATTTGAATAGCTGAGCCAAGCCTTTCACATTTGGGCCAGTATTTATAAGCACGCTTAACAACTGTTTTACGAATCATTTCACTTTCGTCAGTTTTCCACGGGCCATTGCCTTTTTTGAATGCTTCAGAGCGAGCGCGAATATCAAATATTTCTTTTATGCTCATTTCTTCAGTTAGGTAATCACCATCAATAGTTTTAACTGTACAATATGCGCCAACTATTTCACCCCTATCTCCGAACGTATTAGATAAGTGGCTAGGCTCTTTTGATAAACCTTGATTTTGATAAGTGTCATTAGCGCGAACAATCTTGCATTGGCCCCATAATATAACGCCCGATGATTGAGCTAGATGAAGCAACCCCATGTAGCTTAAGTCTAAACAGACACCACCTTTACGCGGCACAAGGTAAGCATGCTTTAACGCTGGGTTCAAACTGATACCAATGCTTGCTATATTTACAATTGCATTCTGTAGGCTTGCTTGGTTCTTCTCAGCTATACCAGCTAAATAGCTATTTGCTTGAATTGCTTGAATAGCAAATTGCTTTTCTTTTTCCCAAACTACCGACTCATCAGAAAGAACCGGTAAAAATAAACTTTCCTGGCTGCTGATGTACTCAATTAAATTACTCATTATCTTCATCCTCAATAAATTTCCACTGCGTCATGCTGTGCGACTGTAATTCATTAATCACGTTATCAACCGATGATTCCAACGGGCAAAAGTCTACTAAGTGATATGAATAGCCGTGACTGAATACGCTTCCTTTTCTACCGATAATAGCCGCTACCTTTTCAGGTGGGTTTGTTTTTAATGTTACAAATTTCATTTTTACACTCCTTTGTAGTCTGTATAGTGAAATGAGCTAGGGTAGGACTCGAACCTACAAATGGATTTTTAATCCAGAGTCTCCGCAGAAGATATTCCTCAACTACTAACTCACTTCACTTATACAGACTATTAAAATTAGTCTACTTTTCCTTAGCATTTTAGCTGGCGCGGTATGAACGGGGAAAAGTAGTAAAACGCTTAACCGCTTTGATGTGATTAAATATACGCTAATTAAAAATGATTGCAAGTAAATTCCATACTATTTTTCATATTCTTTTTGGTATTGCTTTTGCGCTAGTTATAGCTTACTATTCAGTTAACTTAAATAAACAGGTATTAACAATGTCAGACTACACAACTATACAGTTACACAAATTAACACGGGCAAAACTAAAGGAAGTTTCAGATAAGTATAAAAAGGAATGCAAGTGGCCTAACAAGCAAACTGAAATATTAACCGACTTCATTAATAAACTTCACGCAAAGGAAATTAAATAATATGAAAGCACTACTAGACTTTATCGATTGGCTACTATTTTAATTACTGGAGAAATAACATGAACGAATTAACAGATTTACAAATATGTAAAAAGATTGCTGAGATTGAAGGCTACCACACTAATCTTGCGATTAAATGCGAGGGTGTATGGTGTTCTATGAATGATAATAATTGCTATGGAGTATTCAACCCACTAACAGACGATGCGCTTTGTTTTCAATTAATGGTCAAGTATGATTGCGACCTAATATCACCATATCGACCAAACAAAGACACTCACTGGGAGTGTCAGATATTCACAAGTGATTGTGCAGACGTGGTAAGTATTTATAATGATTCACCTAACAAAGCAATCTGTCTTGCAATAATAGAAGCACATAAGGATCAATCATGAAGGGAATTAACGAAAAACTCAACAACCAGGTAAAGCGCGAATGTTTGCTTAAATCTGCAATAACAAGTGTAAAAAAGCAAAAGGAAGATGAGCGACCTATTAACCGTAGACGTATAGAAGATATACTGGAGGCTAAACAAATTGAAAAAAGCTTGCAGTTGGATTGTTGATTGTATTTATAACTTATTAAAGAGAGCTTAACGGCTCTTTTTTATTGCGTCAAATTCGAGATAAAAAAAGACCTCTGCAATAGAGGCCAAGTGGAAAAATAAACTGTCGGGTATTTCCTTCCGTGTTCAGTGTATCACGATTTTTCAATGTCGTAACAAATACCCGTAGCAAGAATAAAAGCTATCAACTCTTCACGCTTAATCTCTATATCGCCAAGCATTACATTATGTAAATCCACAGCTAATTGAATACTGATATTTTCACATCTAACGCCCACAATGTCAGGCTCGTTAAAACTACCTGTTATGTAATCAAAATCATCAGACGGGAAGTCTACTATATTGTCCATTATTAACCCCTTATTTGTTATTTCTGTTATGTGTTATTTAATTACTAAGCTTCGTCAATGCGCTTTTTAGCGATGTTAAAATATCCTTCATCCATTTCAATACCTATAAGCTTACGGTTTAGGTTTTTAGCTGCCACGCCTGTGCTTCCGCTACCTAAACAAAAATCTAAAACAGTTTCGCTTTCGTTGGTGTAGGTTTTAATTAGGTATTCCATTAATGCCACTGGTTTTTGTGTTGGGTGAATTCTATGTAAATTATTGCACTCTTTACTTGTGGAATTTATATTAATTATATTTTTTGGGTAACTCTCTGTTCTTATAAACTTGTGCTTTTCTTTAGAAGAGAAGTTGCCGTTTTCACTTTTACCATCGCTTTTCCAATTTCTATCATCAATAACCCTTTCTTTTTTTGTCATTTGCGGGTTATAAATACATTGTTTTTTGTAAAAAACAGAAATAGTTTCATACGTTCTCATTGGTTGCTTTTTAGCTAAGCCAAAACTTGTGCTTTGTGTTTTATTCCAAATCCAATCATACTTATACTGTTTAATATTACTCATTCTTAGTGCGCTACTAAAAGGCTCTGCGCCAAATAAGACAATCACCCCATTAGGCTTAATAATACGCTTTAACTGCTCCCACATTAGCGGTAAATCAATAATTGAGTCCCATTTACACGCTGTAGTGCCGTAAGGTGGATCGGTCAATATCATATCAACACTACCAGACTCAATTTCTTTCATTCGCTCTAAGCAATCGCCTAACATCAATCGAGGCCATTCTTCTTCGTTCAATTCCGCTTCTCTTTCATTGTCGTAATGTGACATCTTTACTCTCCGTTCGTTAAATCATCCCACGTTCAACATCTATTTTATCAAAGTCGAACTTAGTAACTCCATAACCTTTGTAATAAAATATAACTGAGTTCATAGGAAAGCAACCCTGTAAAGCTTCATAGGCGTTATATCTTAGGTAAGATTTATAATGTGCCATTGTCATCCTCAAGCTTTTTCATTATTGATGCGCCTACATTATATATAGTCCCCATAATCAAACAGAAGAATGCACCGAAAGAACTCGCAGGAGCGAACAGTTCATAAATTATAGTTATAACTGCCAGTATTAAAAATATACCACTCCACTTTTCCATTGATTTGCTATTCATTATTCATTCCCCTGTTTTGTTTGATGTGGTTAGTTACTTTATTAGATATCTAGCGTTACATTAGTGACTAGCGTATCTGCATTTATATCAACTATCTCTGTCTCGTTATCATCCAGCCACCTAATCCATGCCTCACCTTTTGTCGTGGCAATCACTATAAATTTATTTTCGAATGCACCCATGTTATAAGTTGGCCCTACTTTTAATTTCATCATAATTTCCTTTATTTGGTTTTTAGCATTTGCTTTTGAAAGTAATCGTGCAGCTCTTTATCTGCTTCCTGTTCGCACTCTTGACTGCAATGAGCGCCCCACTCTGTTTTTGTCCACTTGTCTGGAGTTAAATCCTTTTCGCAATGTTCGCACTTTGTTTTAATTACCTTCATTACTCTGTCCCTTCTTGTGGTTTGATTAGTTATTAACTGAGATAAACAATAGCAAATGATTATTGACAACTCAATTAATATTTAATAAAATTTAACAAGTTAATAAATAGGAGGTAATATGCTAGATAAAAAAGTACAGCCGTTAAACCTGGAAGAAGGCGTTATTGAGTTATTAAAGGCCCAAGCTGATGATAATGATCGGTCAATGTCTGCAGAAGCTAACAGAATATTAAAGAAAGAGTTGAATAAAAAATAGTATTGTATTATTATTAATTTGTTGTTTGGACTGAAGCCCAGATAATAGATAAGGTTTAGTAGGCGTATCTGGGGTTATTAAGTTAATCCGCTTCAGCAGATATACCTCCTAAGCCTTTTTTATTGCCTCAATTTAAACAGCTCGATTATATTTTACGCGTCATGCGAAAGCAGTCCCGGTTCGAATATAATTTAAAGTGTTAGAATGTATGCCCGAAGCACGACTGAGTTTTAAGTTAATTATAGGGGCTGGACTACTGAACAGGTAGGAATGATTAACCGAGCTATTAACTGTTTGCAATAATAGCTTATGAGTTCTCTACGGAGATGGTATAAGAATCAACTATATGAATCCTTACCGGGTATTAGTGGTTTAACTCATAGTAACCCAAGGGTGATTATTAATTTAATCTCCCTTGGGTTTTCTATGAATTTTACTAAAGAATCTTATCCAATAAGTTATTAATAAAGTTATATATACTATAGAGTTTATTAATACTAATACAGTGTGATATAAGTCCGCACCACGGCATTCAGGCTTACAATTTGGAGGTTATATGTTGCCTAAGCATCACTACAACTTTGATGATAGTTCTATCTTTAATGATAGCGGCTGGATTGGAGAGCAAATAGATATGCTGCCAATTTCTATGCAAAAGAAAGTGGCCAGTAAATACAGTGATATTTATTTAAAGCTAACTAATGAAAAAGATAAAAAAGCACGATTCAGATCTAACAGTTGGTTGAGAAAAACTGTGGATAAGTACAAAGTTACTAACAAGGAAGGATTATTTTAATGCTATATGAATTATACCCACATCAACAATCGTCAATTGACGAATTAAGATCATCATTTGGTAAAGGATTAAAGCGCCCGATGTTATACGCTCCGGTAGCATTTGGTAAAACCGTTGTAGCTGCTCACATTGTTACAGGCGTTCTTGATAAAGGTAAGCGTGTTTTATTTGTCGCTCCTTATACTGCGTTAATAAATCAGACAGCTAGGTCATTTATGGCGCAAGGAATACCGCAACCAGGAATCATGCAAGCTGACCACCCTTGGACCAATGCAGGAAAAAGATTGCAGATTGCTTCAGTTCAAACTTTGGCCAGAAGAAAGATCCCCGAGGTTGATTTAATTATTGTTGATGAAGCACACCTGCAGTATTCAGTTATTTGTAAATTAATGGATGAAACAGATATTCCGGTCATTGGTCTTAGTGGTTCGCCTTTTTCAAAAGGATTGGGGAAATATTATGATAACTTAATACATACCACCTCTATGCGCCAATTAATTGACGATGGGTTTTTATCTGACTATGTAGCTTACTCGCACGACAAGCCAAACCTAACAGGTATTAAAACTGTAGCTGGTGATTATCATGAAGGGCAATTAGGTGAGCGCATGAGTGATCCTAAGCTTATCGGCTGCATAGTTGATACATGGCTGAAGAATGGAGAGAACAGGCCTACAATTTGCTTTTGTGTGAATGTGGCACATGCTGAATTCGTTGGCGCTGAGTTTGAAAAAGTAAATATATCGAATGTAGTGATCACCGGTCGAACTCCAATGGAAGAAAGGGAAGTTCATTTTGAGCAATTCAAGAAAGGCAATATAAAAATACTTGTTAACGTTGGTACTTTGGTTGCTGGGTTCGATTCAGATGTAAGGTGTATTATTGATGCAGCTCCCACTAAGTCAGATATTAGGCACGTTCAAAAGCTTGGGCGAGGATTGCGAACTGCAAAAGGTAAAGACCACTTAATCATACTAGACCATGCCGGGAACTTGGTTAATCTTGGTTTTCCTGATGATATAGAAATAGATAAGCTCGACACCGGCAATAAGCAAGAAGCTGCAGAACTCAAAGAAAAAAAGCAAAAAGAAAAGAAAGAAAAAGAACCTAAAGAGTGCGCCAAGTGCCACCACATGAAAAAAGCAGATGAGCATGAATGCTCTAAATGTGGGTTTACTCCTAAATTTATTGAAAATGTAGAAGTTGAAGAAGGCGAACTGACCTCAATAAAAACATCTAACAAGTTCACTAAAGATGATAAGCAGCGTGTTTGGTCTGAAATAAAAGGGTATCAACAAGAAAGGTTATTATCAGGGAAAAGCCTTACTGATGGTTGGTGCTCTCATTTATACAAAGATATGGTTGGAGTATGGCCAAGGGGATTAAGAGATACATCGTCACAACCAGGCGAGCAAGTAAGGGGATTTATAAAACATAAGGCTATTGCATGGGCCAAAGGTAAAAATAAATTAAAAGATAAGGCAAAACATGCTGAATGGTTAGAAAGAAGACAAAATATAGCTTGATTAATGCATTGTTATTAACTATTATTAATTATAAATAAGTTATAGGAGTTTATATGTTAACTAAAGATGCAGCAAAAGGGAGGTGGCCAGAAATATATGGCCACTTTGGCTTTCAAATAATACCGAATAAGCACCAAGCTTGCCCGATTTGTGATCGAAAAGGATCTTCAGGCATTCGCATTCATGATAAAACTGGTAATGGCGATTGGATATGTGTTTGCGGTAGCGGTACGGGCCTTTCATTGCTTATCGAATCAACAGGATTGCCGTTTGCTGACATTGCCAAACAAGTAGACGAAATTATAGGTAATAAGCCAGATAGAATTTTAAAACCAAAATTAACTGGTATACCTAAAAAGATAGCAGCAACTTCAAGGCCAATAAACGGAACTTGGTCAGAATACTACCTGAAGGAGCGGGGAATAATAAACCTCCCTACTATGTCAGTGCATCATTGTGATTCAGTGCCGTACTTTAACGAGCAAGGCCAAAAGGTGGGGAATTATGAAGCTATGGTTGCCACTGTTACCGATGCTCAAACACTTGAGATCTTACAGCAACACATTACGTATTTGGATGATAGTAAGAAAATTTACCGAAAAGTAAGAAATATTACCGATGTTGATTATAAGGTTCCGGTAATTAGGTTGATGGATGCAGAAAAATCGCTTGGCATAGCTGAAGGAATTGAAACTGCGCTAAGTGTGCACGATAAATATGACATAAAATGCTGGTCCACAATCAACAGCGGATTTATGAAAAGATTTAGAGCGCCCAAAGGTGTAACTAAATTATATATATTTGCAGATAACGACAAAAGTGCAACCGGTCACGCTGCAGCTTTTGAATGCGCAAGAGCTAACCTGTCAGCAAAGAACGATGTAAGTGATGTTGTTGTAATGTGGCCAGATGAATTAGGTGATTTTAACGACCTAGATGATAAAGATAATATTTGTCACTGGTCATTTAGTAATTAATTAAAACATAAAACATAAGGTTTATAAGATGTTTACTTTAAACACAACCAATAGGAATGATAAGCGATGAATAAGAATAAGCATGATTTTAAGGAGCGACCAATATTCACCAAAGAACTATGGGACTCATTCGAGTACCGCGTTGTTATGGGTGGTATGGGTGACGATACAGCAATGATGATAGCTGAATTATACGAAAGAGGCTTTGAGCCTGATGAAATAGTTTTCTGTGACACTGGCTCAGAGTTCCCACATACTTACGAATTTATAACTCATTTGCAAAAGTGGTGTATCGAAAAGAAATGGTCAAAGGTTGTTATTCTTAAAAAGCTTGATAAGTACGATCAGCCATTGTCTGTGATAAGCATGATAACAGAGCAGAATACTTTACCTGCTGCCGCGTTCGGGAGTAAGTCTTGTTCATTGAGGTTTAAAGTCGAAACTGCTGATAAGTATTTTAACAATCATGTTAAATGCTGGGGGTCTTGGGGCGTAACTAAAAAAGGCGTTGCTAATAAATTCCACACAGGAAAGATATTGCGCTTGGTTGGCATTAACTTTGACGAGCCAAAAAGGATCGAAGGGTGGAAAAATGAACCTAAATGGACCCAGGCATTCCCTTTGTTTGATTGGTTGGTTGGCGAGGCTGAATCTGAAGCGGTTGAAAAAGTTGGTCTGTACTACCCTGGAAAGTCTAGTTGTTACGTTTGTCCATACTTAACACACGGTGAGGTGGCTATGCTTTACGATGATTACCCTAAGCTTTACGATCAAACTATAAATATCGAAGATAATTATCGCGAGCATAATTTAATCGAGTCTGCACAGGATGATTTATTTGGTGATGATAGTTTTGATAATACTGTTCTAGGCTTAGGCGGCAGAAACGGAAAGACCAGAGGGCAAATGTTAAAAGAGTATCAAGCGAACCCACAACACTATAAGCAATCAACAAACAAAAAACCTTGTGAATGCGGGCATTAAACACAACCAATAGGAATGATAAGAGATGAAGAAGGCAATATTTTTATTTGATTACACAGGAATTATGGCTAAACCCTGGGCTGACGCCGGTTATTTGTGTTACTGCTTTGACGGTCAGCACCCGTTAGGCGTATCTAAATCTAGCCATGAAAACATATTAAATGTTGGCGCATGGTTTAGTAAAAATTGCACAGGTGATTTATTAAGGGAGGATATAGATAAAATTATCGGCGTTACCGGTAAAGATATTGATTTCTTATTCGGCTTTCCTGAGTGCACTGATTTAGCCGTTAGTGGTGCGGCTCATTTTGCTAAAAAGCGAGATAGCAACCCATACTTTCAAGATGAGGCTATGATGCTATTTTATCTCGTTGAGGCACTAGGTGTTGAGCTTGATTGCCCTTGGGGATTAGAGAACCCGATAAGTGTAGCCAGCACATTATGGAGAAAGCCAGACTTTAAATTTCACCCTTACGAGTATGGAGGTTATTTACCTGAAGATGATATACATCCAACTTACCCGAAATACATAAGGGCGCGTGACGCTTACCCTAAAAAAACCTGTATTTGGTCAAATGATAAATTTGTTATGCCAAGTAAAAAGCAGGTGCATTGTGATGAGGGTTATTCAGACCAGCACCATAAACTAGGAGGTAGAAGTTTAAAAACTAAAAACATCAGAAGCGCAACACCTCGCGGATTTGCACAGGCTGTATTTGAATATAATAGCGCCAGCTAACAACTAGCGCTGAATAGGTTAAAACATACCATTATCACGAGCTTTACCGCCACCGAATAACCAAGTAGCAGCAAACCATGAGCGAGAGCGGAACCATCTGCCCTCGCTTTTTAGTATATCGCTTAGTATTTTAGATGCTTGCCAGTTAGTACAAAGAGTTCCATCGCTAAAGCACCCCTCGCGGCAAGCTACGTCATGAAATAACCATCCAAAGCTATCTATGTCCATTGCACCCGAAGCACCGTCATACGGCTTGTCAGAGGCTTTAATCTTTAAGTGCTTTTGATATCGCTTGCTAAAGTAATCTTTATCTCTCATTACCTGGTAGCCTAAAACAACGCCAGCCCCGCTTTTGATTGGCTCAATGTAATCGTAAATTGATTCTTTCATGTTATACACCTGTAAATCCGTTGCTCATACTGTTAACTCCAAAGCGTTAAGTTTAACATAAATAAAAACTTGACGTATAGCTATGCTTAAACTATGCTGTACATATTGATTAACAAATAAGGGTTTTGGATGATTAAGAAAGAGTGCAGATTTCAGGAAGAGTTAAATAAAGCAATTCAGCAATATGCAGATTTGTTTTGCGAAGGTAATTTTAATTTAGCTGTTCGTCAATTGTGTAAAAAAGGATTAGGCAATGAAAAGTAAGCAGGCAACACAAGACCTCATGCTACAGGTAGCTGATGCGAGAATAAAAAATCTAGTTGATTTAAATGATGGTCTAACTATTGAGGTTGAAATTGAAAAGTCATTCAACAAAGCACTTCAAGCGGATAAAGATAGACTCCACGATTTGCTTGATAACTCAGAAAACAATGTTAAGCGGGTAAGCTTGCCTAGACCGTTTGAAGTTGTTGTTATGTTACCACCACTAAAGAGGATTGATTATGAAAATTATTAAAGGTTTAATAAAAGCCTTGATAAAGAAAGATAATTTACCAGATGAAATAATATGCTTATCTTGTTTAACCACTCAATCAACAGCGCGAATAATTGCTAACGATGATGCTTGTGTTATATGTGATTGCAAAATAGACCCGTATAACTTAAGTGATATAGAGGTTTAGTTAAACTTGGTTTAGTAACATAACCATACATATTAGCCGGAAAATGTAACTTTATTTTTCCGCGCTGAATTCGGTTGTTAGCAGTTGAATTGCTAGCACCACACTAACGGAGAGAAATGATGAATTTACCTACTGATAGATTTCACTGTATTTATAGGAGTTACGGGCGTTTGATTTTATTTATACCATTTAAAGGATGGCTGGTTAACTATGATGATTATGGTGTTCAGTTTATGGAGAAGGGATTAGATCAACCGATTGGGAAATTCCATAATTACCGATTACATAAATTAAAAGGATTAGGGTGATATGGGTAACGTAAAAAAAATAGGCACACCAAAAAGCCCTAGTAGCATCGCATTAATGACAGCAATTGAGGATGCCATAGAAGATATTGCACCAGATAATATGACAGCAATTGAGGTGCTGGGCGTACTTGATGTGGTAGCAAGACGATTTTACGATGATAAATTATCACTGATCAAGGTGGTAATTGATGAGGCTGGATTGTAATTCCTGCTAACACTACAATTAAGAAGAAACACGCAAACACGGAACGGGTATATAGTTAAATCAATTACTTAGCTTTTATTTATTCCGTAATTACAGCAGAAACACGGAAACTATTATAGGTGTTTCCGCCTTTCACTCATCAACCAGAGGTGGTTATGCTAGAAGGACAAATGTACTACTTAAAACTATTTTATATACTTTGTGCTGTTGCTGTTTGCATGATGCCGGCACAGATTTATTTGTTTAATCAATGAAGATAATAATGCTAAATTTAAAGGAGACAGTAATGCTACCGAAAACGAAAAACTTTAATCCGCTAGTTGATTTAAAATTAAGCTGCACTTGTGGTGAAGATGGATGCGATAAAAGAAGCACCAAGCAAATGCTTTTAAATATGCTGCAGAAGGTTAGAGATGATTATGGCTTGCCGATGATAGTAACGTCAGGCGGTCGCTGTCCTTTGCATGTAGCAGAAAAGCGAAGAATCGTACCCGCTGACCATCAAAAGTGCTTAGGCGTTGATATACGAATCACAGGGCTATCAATGGGGGCTAAGTTGGCGGCAATTGCGGGTAAATATGGATTTAATGCTATAGCCATTAATTTAGAGTTGGGATTTATTCATTTAGGATATAGACCAGAGAATAACAAAATAGTTACTTGGGAGTATTAACATGACTATAGCAATCCTTTGCTACATAGCCTTAGTGATTTTAATTTTACGGTTTAATCATAATGCTAAGGTTACCAGATAAAATAAAGTAGCACTCGTTTATAGGGTGCTGCTGCTTTAGGTTGTGTTGATTGTGTGTTTAATAATAAATCTAAAGTTTTACCTTTAAATTACTCCATCTGCAATATCACCTTGAGTAGCCCCGTAGTTTTGATGAAACAATTTAACACCAGAACCGCCGCCTATGCTCATTTTTGTTCTATCATCAACGGCGTTATCTCTGATTATTCTACGGCCACCACCAGAAGCTCCCGTTATGCTGATGGTGTTTGCTCCGCTAGAAAGTAAATCACTATCTCTAACTTGTACTAGGGCGTAATTACCATCACCGTCAACGGTTACTGCTGAATCACAATCGCCATCACTGTAACAATCATTAACGTCAAGCCTAATCCCTTCGCCAGCCCCTTTAATATGGATATCAGGATGAGCGCCTGAAGATGTGTTGTTTTCTATACTTTGACCGTTATTAATTTTAACACTCCTAAGTCCATCACTTGCAGTTCCTAGCAATCTTTCTACAAGTATAGAGCCTTTGCCGTTGTTGAATGTGTAGTAAGATAGTATGTTTAAATCAATTCTACTCTGACCAGCCAAGTCATACTTGGCAACAAAAGGATAGCCAGCATTACCTTCACCGTAAATATATTTAAAGTTTATTTGACCGCCCCATCTGCATCTTATGCCGTCGAATGCAGAGCCTATAGAAATGCCTGAATCACAACTACCCTCCATTGCCTCTATTAGTATAGGTGCTTCCTCTGTGTCGTCTGCATTAGCACCTGTATAGCCAATATTATATAGTAAGTCAGCGGCCTGTATCTTCCATAAATATGATACTCTGTCACAATTAACGCTTCTAAATCTACGTATAGATAGGTTTCTCATGTGATACGAGCTAAAAACATCACTTGTTCTAACTGCGCCCGTTAAGCCTTTGGCGTTTTCAACGTGACAATTAACCTTGTTAATCCCTGTTGCGTATCCTGTACCCTCATGAATAAAAGCGGAAGCCCAATTGACAGAGTGTATGTCAATATCTAAGTCAGCGTGTAGCGTATCGTCACCAGTACCATGAGGATTATGAACTAACATAGCATCGTTCTTATTTAATGCTGTACCCTTAACTTTGATTACTGGTGCTTGTAATCTACATAGTAATTCAATAGCTGACTCTGTTAATGAGCCATTACCCGAATCGTGAATTGTACAATCTACTTTCAATTCTGTAACGCTTGGAAGTGGCGACACACCACCACCAAAACCTAGCAGTCCGGTAAGGTTGTTGTCAGTTTCATAGTTAACAGCTATGTCAAGGCCGCTATTAATACCAATAAATACCTTAACAGCACCCAATGTACTGTGTGGCTTTATAGTCCCGCCTGTGCTTCTTATTTTAGAGTTTGGTGAAAGATTGACCT